ATATGACTGCCCAGGATTTATCTGGATTAAGAAATTTAGGATAATATGCCAATACCTCAAACGATACGAGTAAATCCACTTGATTTACAAAAGAATATTGCTATTGGGGTATCTCTTCCGTTTGATAAACCCTTCACTAGTACTTATACTACTAAAGACCAAATTAAATCTAATTTAGTTAATTTATTATTAACTGATACTGGGGAAAGATTAATGAATCCTAATTTTGGTACTCTTTTAAGAAGATTTTTATTTGAAGGAATTACGGATAGTAATATAGAATCTTTAAAAGAAAGTGTATTAAATAGTATTGCTATATATGTTCCTGAAGTAGCAGTTTTGGAATTAATTATATCACCTAATGCTGATTATAATTTAGTAGAACTAACTATAAATTATGTATTAAAAATTTCTAATACACCTGACCAAATAACAGTACAATTCCAATAATAATGGCTAACGGAGATAAAAACATATCCTATTTAAATAAAGACTTTACTAGTTTTAAAACTGCTTTACAACAGTATGCTAAAACCTATTTTCCAACAACATATAATGACTTTTCAGAAGCTACTCCTGGAAATTTATTTATTGAAATGGCTTCATATGTTGGTGATGTAATGTCATTTTATTTAGATACTCAAACACAAGAAAATTTTCTTTTATATGCTAAGGAAAAGGAAAATTTATATGCTTTATCTTATGTAATGGGGTATCGTCCTAAGGCATCTTATGCTTCTACTACTAATGTTGATATATACCAATTAGTTCCTCCTATAATTAACCCAATTCCGGGCACTATAATACCAGATACTACTAATTATGGCCTAATAATACCAGCTAATACTTCTATAACTTCTAATTCTACAGGAACTAAATTCCTAACTACACAACAGGTAGATTTTACTGATACGACAGATGCTGAAATTACTTTTGTTGATAGTAATTTTTTTCTTATTAAAAAATCAGTACCCGTTATCTCAGCTGAAAAAAAATCAATTACTGTTTCTTTTTCTGGAAATCAGAAATTTGTAACAACTAATATAGTTGACACTAATATATTACAAATATTAAATATTACTGGAAGTGATGGTAATATTTGGTATGAGGTTCCTTATTTAGCTCAATCCTCTATCTATCAAAAAATAGCTAATCCTAACGCTACTACTGATCAGGCACCTTATTTATTACAATTACAAAAAGTTCCTAGACGCTATGTATCTAGAATACTTTCAGATAATACATTACAGCTAGAATTTGGAGCAGGCTTATCTCAAAATAAAACTGATGATCAAATTATACCAACCCCTGATAATATTCAATTAGGTTTAGTACCTGGTATTTCATTACTAACTAATAATTACAATGAAGCATCAGTAATGTTTACTCAGGAATATGGTTTAGTTCCTTCTGGATCATTTAATATTAGTTATTTAGTTGGTGGAGGAATTACATCTAATGTACCTGCTAATGATTTAACAATAATTAATACTGCAGGGGTATATTTTAAAAATACTACACCTCCCTTCCCTTTAGCTGTTGATACTGTTTTAAATAGTATAGTTTCAACCAATCCTTTTCCTTCAATAGGAGGAAGAAATGGAGATACTGTTGATGAAATTAGACAAAATGCTTTAAATGCTTATTCAACTCAATTAAGAGCTGTAACTAAAGATGACTATATAATAAGAACTCTTTCTTTACCTGCTAATTATGGAAATATTGCTAAAGCCTATATATCACAAGATTTTAATAAAAGTATACAACAAACTGTAGCTCTTACTTCTCCTAATAATCCGTTAGCTTTAGATTTGTATGTATTGTCTTATAATAGCAATAAGCAGCTAACTCAAGCTTCAAATACTTTAAAAAATAATCTAATAACCTATCTTAATCAATATAGAATGGTTACTGATGCTATTAACATTAAAGATGCTTTTTATATTAACATAGGAGTTAACTTTGATATTACTACATTAAGTGGATTTTCAAATAAAGATGTTTTAGCTGCTTGTATATCATCTTTGCAAAACTATTTTAATATAGATAAATGGCAAATTAATCAACCTATTATATTATCTGATATTCAATCTGAACTTTTACAAATAAGGGGGGTAAAATCTATTGTTAAGCTAGAAATAACAAATAAACAAGATAATACAGGAACAACCTACTCACAATACGGATATGACATAGCAGGAGCTACTAAACAAGGAAACATATATCCTTCCCTAGACCCAGCAATATTTGAAGTTAGATATCCTAACACAGATATACAAGGTAGAGTTGTTGTTCAATAATATTTATTAAAAACCACTAATTATGAACCTAGACAAACTAAAAGGACACATTCCTGATGCTGTAATTGAGCAGCTACCATCTACAATTGCAAAATTTGAATTAAATACTCCATTGCGCTTAGCCCATTTTTTAGCTCAAGCTGGACATGAATCTGGTGGTTTTAAATTAGTAAATGAAAATTTAAATTACGGAGCTAAAGGTTTATTAAGTATATTTAAAAAATATTTCCCAACTCCCGATAAAGCCGCCTTATACGAACGCAAACCAGAAAAAATAGCTAATTTAGTTTATGGTGGGAGAATGGGTAATGGTCCTGAAGCCTCTGGTGAAGGGTATAAATTCCGTGGTCGTGGGTATATTCAATTGACCGGTAAAGATAATTATACAGCATTTGGTAAAGCTATTAACGAAGATATTATAGCTAATCCTGATTTAGTTGCTGCTAAATATCCATTATTATCTGCTGCCTGGTTTTTTCATAAAAATAACTTACATAAAATTGCTGATAAGGGTGCTACTGATGCTGTTGTAACTGAAGTTACTAAACGTGTTAATGGCGGTACTATTGGTTTACCTGACCGCCTTAAACATTTTAAAGAATACTACGCATTGCTTACATAGCACAGCTTGATAGTTACTATATTTATATGTAGTAATTACTAATTATGGCTGTTTATAAATTATTTCCTGAAAAGAGTGCCACTATTTACTCGTATTATTCCACCCTCAATTCAGGGCAGGATGAAATATTAGATTTAAGTACATATAAATCTATAACAGGCACTAATGAAGTTTCTCGCCCTCTTATTAAATTTTCATTAGATCAAATAAATGATATTATAGATAATAAGATAGTTGGAGCTACATATGATGCCTATTTAAAATTATATTTAGCACAAGCTTCTGAACTACCTTTAGATTATACTTTATTTTGTTATACTTTAACACAAGATTGGAATGTAGGATCCGGAAGATTAGGAAATAGTCCTATTACAACTGATGGAGTAAGTTGGATTTATACCGACCAATTAAATGGTAATGTTTGGACAGATACTACATTTGAGTCTGCCCAAACGGGGTCATATAGTCCCGATGGAGCCGTAGGAGGAGGAACATGGTGGGATTATTCCTTCCTTCAATCTAGCCAATCATTTAATAACATATCATCAAAAGATATTGAAATTAAAGTAACGGATATTGTAGATATATGGTATAGTGATAATACTTTTGAAAACTATGGCCTTATACTTAAACATTCTTCCTCTTTAGAATTTACAGATGCCCCTAAACTTGAATTAAAATATTTTTCAGGAACCACCCACACTATATACCCTCCTTCTCTTGAATTTAGATGGGATGATTCAGTATATAATACAGGTTCTTTAACCGCAATAACCTCAAGTGTATTTGCTCTTACTTTAGGCAACAATAAAGCAGAATTTCAACAAGACTCAGTTCAACGTTTTAGAGTAAATGTTAGAGATCAATATCCTTCTGTAGCATTTAGAACATCTATTAGTTATGCTAATTCAAAAGCATTACCTTCTTCTTCATACTGGTCAATAAAAGATTTGGATACTGAAGAAATTGTCGTAGATTACGATACAAGCTACACTAAAATAAGTTGTGATCCAAATGGTAATTATTTTGATGTTTATATGAATGGATTAGAACCGGAACGTTATTATAAATTATTAATTAAAACAGTAGTAGCAGGTAAAGAAATAGTAATATCTGATAAAGATTATATTTTTAAAGTTATAAGATAATGTCCCAAATTCCAATACAAAAAACTGTATTTAGTAAGGATACCTATGGAAGAGTAATTGATACTCAATTTCGTCAATTGATTACTCAAGATGGAGAAGAACAATTATCTTTTACTGTTGATGATTTTTTTGAACTTTATGATCAATTATTTTATCAAATTCCTAGAGAAGGAGATACAAATTCGCATCGATATATTTTACAAAGAGAAGCAGATTACTTAGGTATTAGTATTAGTCAAGATGATGTACAAGCATTATTAGATGAGATTACATCATTAAGACAACAAATATTAGATGCTCAAACTACAATAAACGATTTGACTAAATAATAATGGCAGATAATATTAAAATAGTAGGTGAAATTTTAAATACACAACAGGTGTCTCGCTATGATGACGCTGATATTAATTTACTTTCTCCTCAGTTATTAAAAGAAGATTTTGGCCAACAAAATGATTATATTGAATATTTTGTTTATGATGCAGGAAATAATCTTTTAAATATTAATTATAGTTATAAAGATTTTAAATCCCCTTCTACATCATATGTTAACCCCATAGGTGGAACTTTACCTATTATTGAAATAGACCCTGTTAAAGATTTACAAAATCTAGGCTATTCATCAGGAGAATTTATAGTCCAATATAATTTTTTTAACAATCAGGTTTCAGATCCAAACGCAGAACTATTTTTAAAAGAAATATCATCAGATAGAACTGAGATAAGAGTAGGATCTACTGTACTAACAAATAAAGAGATTGAAACTGCCGCTCTATCTCTTATAAATGCTTATACTGGTTCTGCTTATTTTGTTGATTATCTTATCAATTTTGGTAATAATGAACAGGTAGTAGCAGTAAATGTTGCTCTTAATAAAATAGATTCTGGTTATGAGATTTTATTTAAATTATATCAACCTCTCCCTGACACAATTGAAGATAAATCAACTTTATGGGTTGTAAAAGAAAAAGTTAACCCATATGTTTTTGATATTAATTTAGATAAATTAATTATTACTGCTCCTGGTCCTCAATTAAGGGGTCCTAATTTTGATATTGATATTCCTAATCAAAATAACATAGCCACTTCATATCAAACATATAGTGGTTTGATAGGTAATCTTCAAAATGTATCCTCTTCATACCGTCAACTTCTAAGTCTAGTCACCTCTCAGAGTATTGACATTAATACAGATTATACTAATTTTACTAGGTTTGTATTTTTTAGTTCTGCAAAGCAAAGAGTAATAAATTTTTATAATAAAGTAAAAGAAATAGAAGATTATACAAACAATATATCTATTTATACTCCTTTAACTTCTAGTAGACCCAATTTAATTAATGATATTAATGTAGCTACTGCTAGTATAAACAATATTATTGGTAATTTTGATGGATTTGAATATTATTTATATTTTGAAAGTGGTTCGTCTCTTACTTCTTCTATTGAATTTGGAGTTGTTCCTTATCCTAAATCTGGTTCTTTAAAACCCTTTGTTTTATATTCAACTGGGTCAACTTCATCTTCTCTTTGGTTTAATTATTTAACAGCGAGTGCTGATGATTATGATGATTTTAATCAAAATAATTTAATATATACTCTTCCTACTTTTATAAAAGATGATGATAGCAACACACCATATTTTACTTTTGTTAATATGGTTGGTCATTATTTTGATAATATTTGGATTTACTTAGATGCTATTACTGATATTAATTTAGCTAATAATAATTTAGAGCAAGGAATTTCTAAGGATTTAGTTTATACTGTTTTACAATCATTAGGAACTAAATTATATAACAAATATGGTGATTCCGAAACTGATTTATTTTTAGTTGGACAAGATAGTGGTAGTGTTAATTTTGATAATAATTTTACCCCTACAGGTTCTTATTTAAATAATATACCACGTAAAGATTTACTCGCAGAAACTTATAAACGTATTTATCATAATTTACCTTTATTATTAAAAACTAAAGGTACAACTTATGGCTTACAAACATTGATATCTACTTTTGGTATTACTAGTAGCATATTAAATGTTAAAGAATATGGTGGTGATCTCAAAGCAAACATGCTGGATGAGTATAATAATGATAAAATAAGAATAGTTACTAATAGTATAGCATCGGGTAGTATTTTATCTCCTTTTGTTAATTTACAATCAAACCCTACTATATCTCAACCTAGAAACACAGATTATCACTACGTTGATGTTTCATTTTCTCCCGAAACTCAAATTGATACTTATGCTTCTGCTTCAATAGCTATAGCAGAACCTAATTGGAGTTTAGATAATATTATTGGAGATCCTGGTTATTTGTATAGTGGATCTTATAATGAATTAGATATAGATAGAAACACATACTACAATTTTAATCCATCATATATGGATTATGCTGGGTTTATCCGTCTAATCCAGTTTTTTGATAATTCATTATTTAAAATGCTAAAAGATTTTGTTCCTGTAAGAGCAAATCTTTCAACTGGTATTACTATTAACTCTCCTGTTTTAGAAAGAAATAAATTTGCATATGCTAATCCATCTTCTACTTCTAAAATAGAAGTAAATGAAGGTACTATTGAAGGACCAACTATTGGAACCGAATATACAGACATATACCAACACTTAACAGGAAGTAGAGCAGCCTACTAT